TGGTACCCCGCACAGGAGTCGAACCTGCAACCTTCGGTACCGGAAACCGATGCTCTATCACTTCGATAGATCAACTCTACTACCATTATAACATAGCTTTTGCATGAAGTTGTTGTAATTTTGTATTAACACAATGAGTATACCTTTTTGTTGTATTTAGACTTTGATGACCAAGCATTTCATTAACATATCTTATATCAACGCCACGATTTAAAGCCTTTGTAGCGAAACTATGACGTATTGTATGAGGAGTTACATTTTCAAATTTGGAATTCAAACAGGCAAAGAAAAATATATGACGAACAGAATATGGTGTTATCCTACTACGAGGACCTTGATTTGTTAAAAACAGAGCAGGCGAATCGTCAGAACGAGTAGATAAATAATCATCAATAGCGGCTTGAGTATCTGCATTAATAAAACAAAGGCGCGGATCTTTAGACTTACCTATAACCTCAAAAGATCCATCACGAATATCGCCTCTATTTAATGCACACAATTCACCAACACGAATACCAGACGTAGCCAATAAACGAATAATAGCTATATTACGAAGACGATTGACGGAAGAGTAACCACGACACTGACGACCAACAACATTAATAAACTCATCAAGTTCACTCTCAGTTAAAAACTTTGTTTTTGTTTTCAAACGCTTTGGCAAAATAATATCTGAATAATCCATGACACGATATTTATGCTTATTTAAATACTTCAAGACTTGCCGCAAATGAGAAGCACGCATGCCAACAGTATCACTACAAACATTAGTAGCAATGTAAGCACGCCATTCAGAAATATCATCAACACGAACACGACGCAGAGAAATGTCACCAAAAAAACGAACCAAAGAGCGACAAGTATATTCGTAATTATCCAAAGTAGATTGTGCAAATCCACGCGGAATGAGTACGTTAACACGATACATTAAAAAAGCTTTTGAAATTTTCATAAAAAACCACTTTCTACCCTCCAAATTATGTTGTATAATTACACCATATATCACAAAAAAAGAAAAAAAGGAGAAAAAACGTGAATAGCTTTAATATGGCAAATAATATAGGGTCTAGCCTAGGAGCGGCAGGATTAATCATTGTCATAATACTGGCAATACTCGGCATTCTTATGCCTCTATTCGTGGCTGGAATATATGGCTCAGTCAAAAGGATCGAAAAACTGCTCAAGGAAATGCCTGAGATGAAAGCTAAATACACCAACGAACAGATAAAGAGAGCAACGAAGCCATATGTGAGAGAAGAGGGGTCTGTGTACCCAACAATTCCAAATAGCGAACGTTAAAGAAAAATTAACAAAAAACAAAAGAATATAATAAAAAAGGATACTTATCCTTTTTTATTTTTGTTTGATCGCCATTCGGCGCCTAACCTTTCTCCGTTTTTTCTGTTTGTTGTTTGTGTTTTTTTAGGCTTTTTGTTTTTTTGTTTGTTTTTTTCTCTTTCCTTATCAATATCTTTCCATTATACAGGGCAAAATAATTTTTCAAGATAGTGTAGTCAGGAACAATTGCTATTTTATTTTTTAGATGTATTGTTCGCTGTACCTCCATCTTGATAAATGATTTTTAACCCTGTAACCCAGACTGCGTCATTGATAAGTGAAAGGAGTCGTAGGATGACAAGAGTGCTAAAGCTTAAAACCGCTCATAGGGGCATACCGATATATCAGTGGTATGGCTCAGACGGCAGCGAGGGACTCGCTGTGGTCAATTTTGACGATGAAGAGAAGTACAATTACTTTGAGTCGATCATAAAAGCAAAGCGATATATCGACGAGGAGTTGCCTGGATAGGCAGCTCCTTTTTTTATTTTTCAAGGCGGTAGCAGTCTGGTTTGTTGGAATATACCCGGCAGCGACTGCGGCTGTCGCGGTGGTTGATAGGGCGGTTGCAGCGTTGATATTGGTGTTTGTGGTTTTGGTGGCGCGAAGATATTGTAAATGGCGTCTAGCGTTGGATCTGGGGTAAACTGGTAAATGGCCAGGTGGTATTCGTCGGATTGGTAGGTGAGGTTGTCGTCGTGGATGTAATGCACGATGCCCAGCTCTTCAAGCGACTCATAGTGTTTTTGTGGCTTGAGAAGGTTTTTTGAAGCCCAGTAACGACGTTTATTAAAAGTGGTGATCATCTCTTTGGTAATATACTTAGTAAGATAAGCGGCCGCTTTTGATTGATCATCATCTAACTCTTGAGCGTTAGTAAAACCTGAAGTAAAGCCAGTAACATTGTAGACACGTTTACCATTTTGAATAACGTTTGTCTTTTTGAGATCAGCGGCATAACCCCTAATGAGAGCATGAAAGTGGATAGCCTTATCTTTATGAAACTCAGGAACAATAACATAACCAAAATCTGGAGAATGTTTCTTTTGACGATTTAACCAGTATTTCATAATATTAGAAGTTTTTTCAACAGAATAACGATCAACTTTCTGAGAATTAAAAGTAAATGTAACAAAATGAGTAAACTTATTAGACAGAGCATAATCAAAAATGGTAGTGCGTGTACGACGTAATGACTCTTCAATGGCTTTCTCTGATGGGTTAGTAGCACTACGTTTTGGCTTATACCCTGGGCATGGCTTTGGAATAATAAGAGGGCGATCAAAAATAGTAACTTTATACATTGAGGGATACTCCTTGGTTATATGTTCAATAACAGTTAATGGTTGATTATTCACGGTTAATCAGATCCCTCTTCTAACTTATGTGTTGTATCTGTTAAGCGCTTATTAAGTGTTGGGGTATCAAGTACGGCTAGGCTACGCCTAGCCGGGGCGGCCCGCCGGGCGCGGCCGCGCCGGCGCCCCACCCCCGCTATCAGCGAAAACCTACTCTTTTATCCATTTTTTTACTAATTTTGGCATGTTTTCGGGACATGTACGGAGCCTCTTCAATAGGAAGAGCTGATGACCATATCTTCTGGAAGGTATCGTACACCTCACGATCCTTAACAGTGTGCCAAAATATACCAGTCTTTTTTATGCGGCCAATCAAACTACCATCACGAGCCTGTTCAATTTCCATACCATCGTAAGCACGTAATGTAGTTAAACAACCTGCTATAGTATTGCAAATGATAATATTATCACATTGCTCACGCAAAGCCTTTGAAACACGCATAAACAGCTGAGAAGTACCAAGAATCAATTTACGCTGTTTACGCTGTTGTGATATCTCCGCAAAAATAGTAATAGGAGTATCTTTAGACTCAAGAGAGTTAAAATAAGCATGAATCTCATCAATCAGATAAATAACACCGTAAAAACCATTATTGACCTGAGTAAGAACTGTATGTAAATCTTGAACCTCAGAAAAATGAATATAATCACGCTCAGGATCAAATTGACTATTCCTAGCGTCAATATCAGAAATATGCTCAACCGAACCCGTTAGCGGATCGGTAATGGTCGCGTTGGCGTACTCAGGCGAAACCTGAACATCTTGCCTTGAGCGGTTTTGGGTATTGTAGCACATCTGGAGGTATCCAGATGTGCTGATAGCCCTGTAACCGCTCAGCGACAAGTTCGTAACCAAAATGGCCTTCGGATACTTTGCCTTTAAACGAAGGGCTGCCCGTACGGCGGAAATAGTCTTACCAGAACCCTGGCGGCCACAATAGATCTGTGTACCAAAATACGGAAAAAAATCCGGATCTTTGGCAGCACGACGATCAGCTAAGAAAGCAGAAAGACGCGGCCTAAATTCCTTTTTAATAGAAGATATATAAGACATATTACCTCACAATTCCTTTAAGAAAAATAAACAAACGGAATAGATAGAAAGTAAACATGTAGACAGGAAAGAAAACAAAAACCATAAGAACAGTAGAAATAAAGAAATAATAAGCAGGGTAACCAAATAACCAAACAAAAACCAATGTTATACGAGAGATAGCATCAACGGCAACAGTAGTATCAATAGGAGGAAGAGAAATGACTAATAAGTGGACTGGCACAAGGATCAAGACAAAAGAATGAATAACCAGTTTTATTGCAGAAACAATTAAAAATGTTAACATTTAGAAACGCTCCTCAAAAATCTTTTTTAAGAACATATACAATAGATATAATGTAATTGCAAATAAGAACGCTGAAGTAAAATAACGAATTTTTTGCATATTTTTAGGGCCACCAATTGATCGCTCAAAAGAACAAATATCAGGGTTAAAATCAGAACCGAAAACCTTAGACTTTAATAAATAAATATGAGATTCAGAATCATGATGCGTAGGAGAAAAAGAATTATTACAATACGCATCAACACCACCAACAGCAGGAGGAACAAACGAGCCCAAAAGCTTATTTAAAGAAGAAATAGCAGAATAAATAGGAGAAAGAGTATTTTTAAAATCATCTGAAATAGATTGCACACTAAAAAGATCAGAAAAATTATCTGGAATAAATAACCACTTAAGCAACTTTAAAAGACTATTATTCTCTGAAAAATCAAAAATACCAACAATAAAAGAAATAATAGACTTAAAGAAAGTTAAAACATTACCAAAATGACAACCAATATCTAAACCACAATTATCATTAAATCTGAATGAGGAAGTACCAGGAAGATGAAGAGGTTTACGATTAGGAAAATTTTTAGACAAAGACGGATCAACATTCTCATACTTACCAGAAAAATGATAAAGAGCAGAGTCCTTATAATTCATGATGTAATTCTTCATTGAAGTAGAATAAGCAATCTTACCATTCACATCTAAGTTATAAGACTTAAAAGAAACGCTTTGATTTATCAATAAAAAATTAATAAAATAACCGTAAGACCCATTACCAGATTCAATATTAAGCTTACTATTAGAATTAGAAACAACTATATAAACATCACCATAATCGCCCTGTGAATTTTTCAATTTACGCTGCACAACAATAGCTGTACCAGTCTCAAAAGATTTTGTAATAAAATTACAATGCTCATCAGAATAACCAGAATACCATTTTGATGAATCACAAAAATAATTCTGATAATCATCGGTTACATCTTTAGTATCCTTATTAACATAACCAATTTTCAAATTATCCGTAACAGGTAGTTGCGGCTTTTCAGAAGACTGAGCATAAACCGATAGAGGATTAGCAAACAAAGAAAAGCCAACTAGCACCGTGAATAAGAGGGAATACCTTTTTACTAGTTGGCTCATTTTTGCCTCCTACCAACAAGAAACCAAAAAATATACCAAATAGGAAGAATTATTGATAATACCAATGTAAAAACAAATAATCTCATCTACGACCCCTCCTACGAAAACGAAACAAAAGAGCGATCTGTAAAGAAAACCACAAAGCGATAATCACAGATACCTTTTGCTCAAACGTAATCATAATTAAAGCTACCTTATATTGCGCACAGCACCAATTGTAAACTCATAAAAAACACTAAAGACAAAAATCAAACCGGCCAATAATGCGGTAACAGGTAGCAGATATACAACCATATCTGCTACTGTTTTGATAATCAAATTGATAATCTCAGCATTAGCCATTATTTTTTAACACCCGCAATCTCAGGAAAACGTTGACGCATTTCTTTTAAACGCGCTTCTGATAAGGTTGACTTACCTATAACAATAGAACCCAAAATTTTAGCTATCTTATAAGTAATAAAAAGATTGATAGACAAAAGGATAAAGATTATCACGGACTAACTCCTATTCATTAAAAATAATTTCATTGAGGAGGTGAAATGAACGTCAATGATCATTCTGTCACCTCCTGTGGTGGACAATCGTATTACACTTTGCCCTTCAAACCACGGTTCAACATTCGACGGGCGAAGTTGATACCAAAGATCACAGCAACAACACCAATGATCATACCCATGTTGTCAGAGATGGTTGTGGTGATCGTATCAGTAAATGTGGTTACAGTGTTTGCTGGAAAAATACTAGCCATAAAAATGCACCTTATAATTTAATATTTACTAGAGGTATCGACCAAGCCCCTATTATCAGAGAGAACGACCAGATGAAAAATCATCAGCGATCGCTAATAATGCTTTATCATTCTTTCTGATACGTGATTCAAAACTTACATCCTCATTACCAACCGAGAAAACAACAACAAGACGAGAATATTTCACAGTTTTACCTGCATCATCTTGAAATTCACGATCATCAACATAGCATCGAGCAATCTTATGTCTTAGATCAGATGGCAACTGTTGTGGCCGTGGTTGTGGTTGATATTGTGGTTGTGATGGAAAATCTGCCATTTTACTTCTCCTCTACATGGCTTATTTTTATTTGAGGCATAAAAAAACCTCTGTAGAATTAATCTACAGAGGTATGAGCATCATCTTTGGTACCCCGCACAGGAGTCGAACCTGCAACCTTCGGTACCGGAAACCGATGCTCTATC